GAGGGTATGGAAATGAGTCTGGTGCGTTACAAGGAGATAATGGTGGACCACCTGATCCTGATAATGGTTGTAACTCTACTCAAGGACAACCAGGTGAAACAGGTGGTGCAGGTGGAGAGTGGGCACTCGCAGGTGCAGATACTAATAATACTGGAGATGGTGGTGCTGCAGGAAAAGCAATTTCAGGAACAAGTTATACTGTAATAGGATCCATTAGTTCTACTACAATTAAGGGGGATTTTCCTGCCACACCTTGATAATATATAATATTATGGAACCAACTGAACCATCTTTTATTGATAAGACAAAGAATTTTGCTAATTTCTCATGGGATATAATGAATTATCTCAGAAAAAATGGTGCTGATTCTTTAGTTGTATCTAAAGAAACTTATGAGACTAGGCATGAGATTTGTAAATCATGCGAAATGTGGATAAAGAAAAAAGATATGTGTGCGGAATGCGGATGTTTTATACCTGCCAAGGCTAGAGTTGTATTGGAGTCTTGCCCATTAGATAAATGGTCTCAAGATAGGGATGGATGGGAAGATGCACTGAGAAGAGTTTCAGAGAAGATAGACGAAGACAATTAATATACTGGCACAACCCCTTTGCAGAGGGGTTTTTTTGTGCTATACTATAGTCATATACAAAAATGATTATGACTCCCGAAGAAAAGTATCGCGATCTGTATGAACAGATGTATGATCTATGTAAAGAACAGGGATGGGGAGATCCATTCTCTTATGCAAGATCAAGAGAAATCTATATGGCAGGTTTACTAGGTCATAGAGTTGCAGATGACTATGCAGGGGAAGATGCTACAGATGAAGATGGTGGATGCGAATACAAATCTACCATAGGTAAGAATATCAATGGAACTTACAATGGTATAAGTGTACAGGATACTTGGGAAGAACAGGAAAAATATATTAAGGAAGATAAAATTGGTAAATATCCTAATCATTACTATGCAAAATTTAAAGATGGTAAAATTACTGAAGTATGGAAGTTGACTTGTAACGTTGTTTTAGATATACTATTACCTAAGATCAAAAAACAATTCGATCAGGGAACATCACATAAGAAAGACCCTAGAATTGGTGTAAGTGTTAGTCAAAAAGAAATCAAAGAGTATGGCGAAAGAATTAGATAGTGGAAAATTAATGTACTCACCTGGTAGTAATGATGAGTGCTACACACCTTTGTATGGAGTTACACCTATACTCAAGTACATCCCAAAGGATGCAATAGTTTGGTGTCCTTTTGATACCTTTGAGAGTCATTTTGTTAGGGAAATCTCAAAGACTAATAAGGTAATAGAATCTCATATTTGGACAGGTCAAAACTTCTTTGATTATGAACCTGATAAGTGGGATGTAATTATATCAAATCCACCTTTTACTAATAAAAGAAAATACTTTGAGAGAGCATTATCATTTGATAAACCATTTGCTTTGATTATGACAAATACTTGGTTGAATGACTCAGCACCAAAACAATTATTCAAAGATAAGGATTTACAATTACTAATGTTTGATAAGAGAATGAAGTTTTTAAGTCCTGATGGTAGAGATAATGATAAGATTACATTCAGCAGTAGTTACTACTGTTACAACTTTCTACCAAAACAAATAATTATGGAAGAGTTAGATGTGCCACCTAAGAAAGTGTCCTCTAAGAGTAGAAGTCTAGCAGTTTTACCATTATAATAGGTATATCAACAGGAAACTTATGCAGTTACGTCCACATCAAATTGATTCTTTAGTTGCTATGCAATCTAACACTAAGGGACAGGTTATTGTTCCTACTGGTGGTGGTAAAACAATGTGCATGATAGAAGATGCGATATATCAGTTCAAGAGTGCTCCTAAGACTATTGTTGTAGTTGCACCTCGTATTCTATTAGCAGAGCAGTTATCAAGTGAGTTCTTAGAGATAATTAATAATGTATCTGTTATGCACGTTCACTCAGGAGAGACCACACACTTCTCATCTACAAAAGCAAGAGAGGTGTATATGTGGGATTTGCATACCAGAGGAAACAAAATTATATTTACAACATATCATTCACTACACAGAATACAAGAGAGTCATATTCATATTGATACAATATATTTTGATGAAGCACACAATGGTATTCAAAAGAACTTTATTGAAGCAGTTGAGTGGTTCTCAATATGTGCAAGTCGTTGTTACTTCTTTACAGCAACACCAAAGCATTCTCTTACACCTCTTAAGGTAGGTATGAACAATCCTGCTATATTTGGTAATGTTATTTGTCAAGTACCTGCACCTAAGTTAGTGGAGGAAGGACATATCTTACCACCAAAGGTTGCATTATACAAGACAAGAATACTAGAGAAGGATGAGTTGGTTGTAGATGCTGATTGCGATCAAATGATCAATGCTCTTGATAATATTCAGAAGAACAAAGTATTGATATGTGCTAAGTCTACAAAACAGATTACTAACTTGATATCTCAAACTCCTTTTGTTATGGATTTACAAGTGCGTGGATACAACTGGATGTTTATTACTTCTAAGACAGGTGCTTTTGTTAATGGTAAGAAGGTTAGTAGAGAAGAGTTCTTCAATACACTTAACGAGTGGGGTGTAGATGGTACAAAGTTTGTTGTACTCCATCACAGCATCCTCTCAGAGGGTATCAATGTAAAAGGTCTTGAGGCAGTATTGTTTATGAGATCTATGGATTACATTGGTATTAGTCAGACTATTGGTAGAGTAATCCGTAAGGGTGCGGAAGACAAAGTTTATGGACTTGTATGTGTTCCAGTTTACTCTAAGGTTGGTATTTCAACCGCAAGAAAGGTTGAAGCAGTTGTTGATACTGTATTCAACAAAGGACAAGCAGCAACATCAGTTATCAGATCATGAAAACAGACACACTACTCAAGATATACAAAGTGGTTAGGATCAAACCTAAACCAAAATATCCACCAGTACGCAAACATTACAATATACATTTATTCGGATGAATTTATTAGTTGTTGGTAGGATTACTGGTTCGGTATTGATTATTTGTGCATACTTTGTTATACTACATGTATCAACACTTTATGGTGCTATGATGCACGTTGTGGCAGATTTAATTTGTATGCCATTTTATATCAAACATAAACAATTTGATGTTGTAATTATGTTATGTTTTTTAATGACAATAGCAATTAGTAAAGTCACTATTTTACTAAGATGAGAGACACAATTTTATTTGGAGATTGTCGAGAGACACTCAAACAATTTGATGAACCTGCAAGGATGTGTGTTACATCTCCACCTTACTTTGGTTTACGTGATTATGGAACTGCTACTTGGATAGGAGGAGATCCAAATTGCAATCATATGAGAGACTCAAAAGTTAATCCTAGTAATTGTATTACTGGTCATAAAAATCATGATAAGATGGCAGGGGTAGGAGATGCAATATACAAAACTGTTTGCCCTAAATGTGGTGCAATAAGACAAGATGATCAAATCGGATTGGAAGAGACTCCAGAAGAATATATTGATCAATTAGTAAACGTATTCAAGGAGGTGCGAAATGTGCTCACAGATGATGGAACTTGTTGGGTTAATCTTGGCGATAGTTACTATAACTACAGACCAGGAAAAGGACAAGGACTTCCAAAACAAAGTGTCTCAAATACTAAACAAGACTTACCAGATGTGTGTCCTCGTAGAGGAAATAGAATCTCAGGACTCAAAGAAAAAGACCTTATTGGAATCCCCTGGCTCTTTGCCTTCGCAATGAGAGCAGATGGATGGTATCTTAGACAAGATATCATTTGGCATAAACCTAATCCTATGCCAGAAAGTGTAAGGGATAGGTGCACTAAAGCACATGAATATATCTTTTTATTCAGCAAAAACAGAAAGTACTTTTATGACAATGAAGCAATTAAAGAACCCGCAAAAGATTGGGGGACAAGAGACCGCACAAAAGGTAAGTACCATAATCCTGGTACTGGGTTGGCTCCTCATAGTGGGTTATCCAAGTCTTATGCTACAAAAAACAAACGGTCTGTTTGGTCAGTAACAAATAAACCATATAAAGGTGCACACTTCGCTGTATTTCCACCTGAGTTAATTGAACCATGTATTAAAGCAGGGAGTGAGAAGGGAGATATAATTTTAGACCCTTTCATGGGATCAGGTACTACTGGAATGGTAGCAAAGCAATTAGGTAGAGATTACATAGGTTGCGAACTTAATGAAGAGTATGGTAAACTAATACAGAAACGTGTGACAGATTACAAAGTGTCCATTATGGACATAATAGATTAAAATATCCATTATAATGGATATATAATTAAAAGGAGACTTTTATGAAAGTTAAAGTACAATTAATGGTAGCAGGAAAACTATTCAATGAAATAGTTAATGCTGCAAACTATGCTGACGCACAGCAGGTGGCTCTTGCAAGAAATCCAAATGCAACTATTGTTTCTACA